GTGGCAGAACCAGTGGCTGAACCAGTGGCAGAACCAGTGGCAGAACCGGTAGTTAAACCAGTGGCAGAATCAGTATCCGAACCAGTGGCAGAACCAGTGGCAACAGACCCGGTGGAAGTTAATAAACAGAAGGATGGTGAACCTTCTAAAAGAAAATCAAGAAAAAAAAAAAGATAAAGTTTTATAAAAGAAATGGATTACTAGATTTAATATAACTATGTTCTTTAAAAACCGGAGTTTTTTTTATATTAGAATTTAATTTAATTGGTAGTTTATTTTTATGATCAGGACATTTAATATATTTTACTAAAAATGATGCACCATAACGGTCAATATATTTGAAATTTTTAATTCTAAAATATAAATTATTATAATTTAACATTATTATTAATATTATATATAAATATAGTTTTAATATATTTAATATATAATATTAATGGAATCAGAAATTTTAGCTAAATTGCAAGAAAAACCATTACCAAAAGAACATATTCCACAAATTATAGCATTAAACAAACAAAAACTTCCCGAAGAAAAACAAGAAGTTCCTTTAAATATACCGGTAGTGGATAAACGTCAATTTGCCGCAATTAATAGAAAAAGTATTTTAAAAAAACTACAACCAAATATGAATGTTGAATCTGCTATTCCAGAAAGACCAGATTTAACAAAAAGACCAGATTTAACAAAAAGACCGGATTTAACAAAAAGACCGGATTTAACAAAAAGACCAGATTTAACAAAAAGACCGGATTTAACAAAAAGACCGGATTTAACAGAAAAATCAGAACCAGTAAAAAAGGAACAACTAGTAGAAATTGCAATAAGAATAGATGATGATGAAGTTATGCAAAAACCTAAAAAAAATATAAAAAAACTTACAGTAATAGAACCATCTAAATCAGATGAAAAACCCCATAGAAGAACAACTAAAAAACCCGAAGTATTTATAACAAATAAATTAGTTTTATCAAATGCTAAAGAACTAATACCAAGATTACCTAAACCTGAACCATCAATATTAATTAGATCATCTTATTATCTTAATAATAGAAAAATGTTTATTAGCACTATAAACAGTTTATTTAATAAATATAAAAAAGAAATGAGTGAAACCGAAAAAAATTATAAATGTAAAAATGCGGGTTCTAATGAATTTTCGCGGCTGCCACATCAAAATATAGTAAGGGATTATATAAATCTTATAACACCATATAGAGGTCTATTATTATATCATGGATTAGGTTCTGGAAAAACATGTTCATCAATTGGAATAGCGGAATCATTAAAATCAAATAAGCAAATTGTAATTATGACACCGGCATCATTACGCGTAAATTATATAGAGGAATTAAAAAAATGTGGTGATAAATTATATAAAAAGCATCAATATTGGGAATTTATAAATATTGAAGAAAATCCTGAATTATTGGAAGCATTATCATATATACTTTCCTTATCAATTAAATTTATAGAAGAAAATAATGGTGCATGGTTTGTAAATATTAATAATGATTCAAATTATAATGAATTAACATCAGAACAACAAACTAGCTTAGATACACAATTAAATGAAATGATAAAATATAAATATAAATTTATAAATTATAATGGTATAAGACAAGCTCAATTTAATAAAATACGTGAAAATGAAGATAATCCATTTTCAAATAAAGTAGTTATTATAGATGAAGCTCATAATTTTGTAAGTAGAATTGTTAATAAATTAAAATATCGTTCTGGTTTAGCAATAACATTTTATGATCTTTTAATGCGCGCAGAGAATGCAAAAATCGTTTTGTTAACTGGAACACCAATAATTAACTATCCAAATGAAATAGCGATTATGATGAATATTTTAAGAGGATATATTCAAACATTTACATTAATATTAGATGTATCTAATAAATTTGATGGAGAAGATGAATCAAAAATAACGGAAAATTATTTAATTCAATTATTTAAATCTAAATTGCAATCAAATAATATATTTGATTATTTACAATATAAAGTAAAAGAAAGTATATTAACTTTAACAAGAAATCCATATGGATTTATATCATATAGTAAACCAGAAGAAATATATAATGGTGTAGTAAGAAATGAATCTGGTGATATAGATAATGCAACATTTATAGATATTATTATTAGTGTATTAAAAGATGATAATATAACAGTAATTAATAAAGAAACAATAATGGATAATATTGTAGAATACAAATGTTTACCTGATACATTAGAAGATTTTTCGGCAAAATTTATAAAAACAGAAGAAGAAAAGTTAAAAGATGAAAGAAAAGGAATATATAGTAATGTAAAAAATATGAATCAATTCAAGCGACGCATATTGGGTTTAGTATCATACTTTCCAGATATAGATGCTTTATTGCCAAAATATGATAAAGAATTAGATTTTCATCCAATATATATTGAAATGAGTGATTTTCAATTTGCAATATATGAAGAAGCGCGAGTTCAAGAGCGTAAAATAGAAAGTCAAAATGCAAAAAAACGAAAAAAGGCAACTGGTAAAAATGTATTTGAAGAATCAACATCAACATATCGAATTTTCTCTCGTGCATTTTGTAATTTTGTATTTCCAAAACCAGAAATTATTCGACCATTACCTAATAAAAGTAATAATTTAGAATTGGCTATAGAAAAATCTGCAGATGAAGATTTATTAGATGCAATATCATTAGAAGAAAAAATAAAAGATGGTGAAGGTAAATATGATATTGATGACATTGAAAAACAAACAAAATTAGAAAAATTAGAAAAATCTGATATACAAATCGATTATAATCAACAAATTGTACTGGCATTAAGAAAATTAGAAGCAAACAAAGAGGAATATTTAACAGATAATCCCATGGGTTTACCACGATTAAGTCCTAAATTTTTACATATATTAGATAATATAATAGATGAAGAACATATAGGTTTACATTTAATATACAGTCAATTTAGAACAATAGAAGGAATCGGAATTTTATCTTTAATATTAAAAGCAAATAATTTTGCGCAATTTAAAATCAAAAAGGAGGGTGAATGGGTACTGGATATTCCATTAGAAGATAGAGGAAAACCAATGTTTGTTTTATATACTGGAACTGAAAGTGCGGAAGAAAAAGAATTAATACGAAATATATTTAATAGTAATTGGAATACACTTCCAACAACATTAAAAAGACAATTGGAAGCAATAAATAAAGATAATTTATATGGTGAAATAATTAAAGTTATAATGATTACAGCATCAGGAGCTGAAGGAATCTCTCTTAGTAATGTAAGATATGTTCATATAACTGAGCCATATTGGCATCCGGTTCGTTTAGAACAGGTAATCGGTCGTGCCAGACGTATTTGTAGTCATGATAGATTAGCCCCCGAATTGCAAACAGTTAAAGTATTTTTATATTTAATGAAATTTTCTAAGGAACAAAAATCGGACGAGCGTTCAATTGAGTTGCGCTTAAAAGATGTAAGCAAATTAGATAGTAAAATTCCATTAACTAGTGATGAAGCATTATATGAAATTTCCAGAATAAAAGAAAATATAAATAAAGAATTAATACATAATATTAAAGAAGCATCTGTTGATTGTAATATTCATAATAAAATAGATGGAAAAGAACAATTAAATTGTTTCACATTTGGTTCTAGCAATCCAAATCAATTCTCATATTTACCATCTATAGAATCTGATGAGGGAGATAGTATGACTGATGCCAATAAAAAGAAAGAGAAATTAGAAGCATATACTTATGTAATTGATGGTATAGGTAAATGTGCTGTTAATAGTAAAACTAATGAAGTCTATGATTTGGATAGTTATAAAATGGGTAATCCGATTGTAATTGGTCATTTGCAATTACTTCCTGATGGTAAAAAAAAATTTATTAAAATATAAATACTAATAAATTCTTATTGAATTATATATATATATTTAATAAGAATTAGTCTCATTGAAATAATGCTATAAATTTATCAAATATATTTTTTAATATACTGGATTCATTTTCATCATTATTTTCATCATTATTTTCTGAATTATTTGGCTTATCTATTTTATTCGATTCATTAGAATTAGAATTATTTTCGCATCTACTTCTTTTTTGGGAAGTTTTGGATATTGTATATGAACGTTTTCGCTTATGACTAGATTTTTTAGTTTTATACATATAATATATAAATATATATTATTTATATAAAAATATATAAATATTTTTATTTGATAAATATAAATATATTACTTTAATTATGTATCTATAGATAATGAATATAATTCCATATATTATTGGTAAAGTGGGATTAAATATAATAACTAGAAAAAAGTCTATAAATATAGAATTACTTGATTAGAGTATTATATATTTTTAACACTATTGATGGAACTATTTATTAATGTTAATTGCTGTAATATAATTTCTTGATTTTCTAAAATTTTATCTATTTTATCTATTTTATCTATTTTAAATGATACTTTTTTTTCGGTTGTTGATAAATTTTTATTTGTATTATTACCCCATTGACTCCACATATAACCTAGACAATCTAAACTATTATCATGTGATTTATTCAGAATATTTTTTTCTGATTTGATATTATTTTGTGGTTCGATATTATTTTGTGGTTCGATATTATTTTGTGGTTCGATATTATTTTCTGATTCGATATTATTTTCTGATTCGATATTATTTTCTGATTCGATATTATTTTCTGATTCGATATTATTTTCTGGATTATTTGGAATTATTTGATTTAATTCATGTTGTCTTATTTTCATCATATCATTTAATTTTTTTTCCATATCGTTTTTATCTAATGGAGTATCATTTTTATCATTAAAATCTATTTCTGCTTGGGTAGGTCGTTTAACTAGTTGTATAAATTCATCTTCTTTATTTTTAAAATCTGTATCTAATTTTATTTTAACTTCTTCCAATGGTCGTTTTAATTCCTCTGATATTCTATTTTTTTTAAAATTTTTTAACTGTTTCATCATTTCAGATATTGTAAATTTATTTTTATCAGTTAAATTAATATGTTCCATAGTATTAATCTGATTTAATATTTTTTCATATATTATTTTAACATTATTAAATGAAGTATTTGGTATATTATCAAATGCATTATTCTCAATTAATAATTGCCATATTAAGGCTTTATTCTCATTAGAGTTAAACATAAATATAAATATAAATATTAAATTATATTTATATTTATATATTATAATCAATATATAAATATGTTAAGCAGTATAATAAACGAATATACTTTTTATCATTTTCTTTTATACTTGATTTTTGGAATAATTATTAAAAATAAATATAAATTATTTTTAATAATTGGAATAATTTGGGAAATATTTGAATATATATTTTCTGGCAATAAATTTTTTTTTAAGTTATTAGGCAAAGAGTATTTTAATAAATCGTATATAAATAAAATAATAGATATTATATTTAATATTTTAGGTTATTATATTGGTAATAAAATTAAAATTAATTAAATAAAATAGTTCTTAATTTTATCATTTTACTATCTGGTATTCTTTCTTTAAATGTCTTTGGACTCATTTCTTCTTCAAGAAGTTTAATTATAACATATAGTACATATACACCACATTCAGTATTCGTTTTTTGATGTTCAGTTTTATTTTCGTAATATTTAAAATCTTTGCCTAATATTTTACCTTGTTTAATTACTCTATTAATAAATTTCCTAACTTGTTTTGGTGTTTTATCTGCATTACTATCAAAATAAAAAATGAATTCTTTATCTATATCAATAAATAAACATATCCAATGCGAACCTTCTAAATAATGTGGATCTGTATTAAATACAATACCTATTTTGGTCTTCATATTTTTTATATATTGTTCTAAATTAAAATTACATAATTCATTCCATACACATTGACCAAATAATTTCTTTTTATCAAAATCAATTGGAGACGGTCCTAAAAATATAAATTTTGGGAATGCAAATTCATATTGTTGCATTACATTATCTATATCAACACTACTTAACCATTCATTTGGATTTTTTTCCCAAGATTTAGGTGAATTTGGTGCAAATGTAAATTTATCTAATATTTTATTTGAACTATTATTCATAAATTTTTGATTTAACCAACATTTTTCATTTGAACATACCTTGTGCATATTATTTTTTAAAGACTTCCATATTATTTTAGAATCATTAGTCAATATTTTTCTATCTGGATGTCTAGCATTCCATAATAATTTAATATTTTCGAGTGATTTACTACTATAGCATGTATAATCATGTTCTGGAATTGGTCCACATCTCATTATTTTTTTATTTTTAGTTTTATTAGTTCTTTTAGTTTTATTAGTTCTTTTAGTTTTATTAGTTCTTTTAATTTTATTAGTTCTTTTAGTTTTATTAGTTCTTTTAGTTTTATTAGTTTTATTTCTGGATTGTTTCATTTATATTATCACAAGATTTTTCTTTTTTATTTTTAGTTTTAACACCTTTGATTTTATGATCATGATCTTTAATATTTATAATGCGTTTTTTTGGTATAATTTTTTCGGTAGATACTATATTTACTTTTTTTATAAAATTATCTAAATTATTTGAAATTTTAGGTTTATTTATTATTAAGTTATTAGTATCTATTATATTATTTGTTAAATAATTACTATTGGAGATATCATTTAATTCAATATTTGAATTATCTAAAGTTTCCATATTATCATATTCAGATTGTAATATATCTTTCTCATCTAATTGTTTTAAATAATATACTATAGTAGATGCATAATTAATAAATATATTTTTTAAATTATTATTAGTATAATTTCCTTTACACATATCTTTTGTCAATTTACAAATGCGCTGTTTATAAAATATAATATCTTCTAATAATAGTAATTGATTAACATCATTTTTTTGATCATTGATTTTTTCATATAAATTGGGATTTAATAAATATTCTAATGTAATATTATTTATATATTTTTCATTATTCATAATATATAAATATTAATTATCTTTTAATTGTTGTCTAGTATCGTTATTAAATAAATTATTATATAAAGTTCCTCTGTTTTGTAAATTATTGGTATCAGTCGAACTATTACTAAATGTATTATTTTCAAATAAATTAGTAAATAATTGTGGAATAGTATTTGTTGTATTATTTATTTCATAATTATATAAATCACTATTTTTATCTGGAATATATTGATTTTCTGAATTATTTTCTAATGGATAAACTAGATTTTTTAATTCTGATTCATGATTTATTTTATCAGAATAATCATTATAATTTCCTATTTTAAGATTATTATTAAATTTATTAATATTATTAATAGATTCAGGCAATGTATATTTTGTTGATATTGAACGTGGAGTAAAAAGAATATTTTGATTATTAGAGAGATTATTTCTTTCTAAAATTCGCAAATTTAATTCTTCTGGTCTATCCATATAATTTATACTGTTATAATAAAAGAAATCTAAAGATTAAATGTATATAAAATATAATGTGTGGTATTTTTGCTTTATTAAATAATAATGATACAATAAAAAAAGAATTTATTTTGGAACAGTTTAATAAGTCAAAAACACGTGGTCCAGATAATTCATGCATTAATACAATAAATAAAAATTTTATTGGTTTTCATAGATTATCAATAAATGGATTGTCTGAAGATTCTAACCAGCCATTTAATATTAATAATATTCAATTAATTTGTAACGGGGAGATATATAATTATAAAGAACTATTTAATAATATAACTTATAAACAAACTACAAATTCTGATTGTGAAATTATTATATATTTATATATATTGTATGGAATTGATTATACATTAAATTTATTAGATGGTGTTTTTGGATTTATTTTAATTGATTATAATTTAAATGTTATGTATGTATCAAGAGACCCTTATGGTGTGAGACCATTATTTTATTTATATAATCAATCATTTATTACAAATGATATATTTTCAGAAAACAATACTGAAAATTTAATTGGTTTTGCATCCGAAATGAAACAATTAATTGGATTTACACAAATAGAAGATAACAATTTATATATAAATCAACTTATGCCAGGAACATATTTATCATTAAAATTATCTGAAGATAATAAATGGTATATAACAGATAAAACTAAATATAATACATTTAAATTAAATAATATAACTCATAATGTTGATATAAATACAGAAAATTATATTGATTATATATTAAATAATATACATAATAAATTTTGTAATGCAGTAAAAAAACGCGTCGAGAATACTGATAGACAGATTGCATGTTTATTATCTGGAGGATTAGATAGTAGTATAGTATGTGCATTAGTAAATAAATATTCAAAGGATATATTAGAAACCTATAGTATTGGATTAGAAGGTTCAGAAGATTTAAAATATGCAAGAATTGTAGCAGAATATCTTGAAACAAAACATACAGAAATTATAGTTTCTGAAGAAGATTTTTTTAATCAAATACCCGAAGTAATTAAAAATATAGAAAGTTATGATACTACTACAGTAAGAGCTAGTGTGGGTAATTATTTAGTTGCAAAATATATTTCAGAAAATTCAGATGCAAAAGTTATATTTAATGGTGATGGAAGTGATGAATTAATGGGTGGTTATTTATATATTAATGAAGCACCAAATCATTTAGAATTTGATAAAGAATGTAAAAGATTATTAACTGATATACATTATTTTGACGTATTACGTTCTGATCGATCTATATCATCTAATGGATTAGAAGCTAGAACACCATTTTTAGATAGAGATTTTGTTGATACATATTTATCTATTCCTTCTGAATTCAGATATAATAAAAATAAAATACAAGAAAAATATTTATTTCGGAGAGCATTTGATAATAAAAACTATTTGCCAAAGGAAATATTATGGCGAAAAAAAGAAGCTTTTAGTGATGGTGTAAGTGCAAAAAAAAAATCGTGGGCAGAGATTATTAAAGAACAAGTAATAAAACAACAACATGTAGAATATAGATTAGATATTAAATATAATCATAATTCACCCCAAACACAAGAACAATTATATTATAGAACATTGTTTGAATTATTTTATCCAAATAGAGGATATATTATACCATATTTTTGGATGCCAAAATACATAGAAGCAAATGATAGTAGTGCTAGAACATTAGATATATATAATAAAATAACACAACCGGATGAATCACAATGTATGTATATGAATTAAAATAAATTAACAGATTCATATATATAATTATGTATAATTATATATATGGATAATATAAAAAAAAATACAGTACAATATCTGGCATCAGAGCGCATTGTATTACATAATACTTTAGATAAAATGGAGCGGGAACAAATGTTAATTGGTTGTATATTATTTTTTTTGATTTTTATTATATTTATACCTATTATATTGGTAAAATATAAATATTTTGAAATACTAGCAGTATATTTTCCAAATTTAGATTTAATAGCAACCGTTCTGGGATATCATGGTGGACCATATAATACTAATATATGGAGACATTTATATAATCCGGCTAATATATCATTAGAAGGTTATATTAGTAGTAATACAATTAATTATTTTGCGTTATTAGGAGTAACCTATATAATAGCATATTATACATTTATTAATAAAAATATATATGTTGGATGGTCAAGAGCATTTATAATGCTGCCAATAACATATTTTATACCAAGTAATTTTATTATTTTATATATGAATAAATTTGGTCTATACTTAAATAAAATTTTTGAAAATAAAGAATTATTACAATATATATTAGCTGTATTATTCGGATTTTGTTTAATAGTATTAATTATTATATTTGAAGTAATGATGATAAGAAAAATAACACCTATTATAATAAAATTATTAAAATTATTATATTAGTAATATATCTTCCGAGTTATATTATTTTTTTGTTTAGAGCGTCTGGTTTTGTCTTTTTTATATATCTTAAAAAAAATCTTTAATTGATTAAGTATTTCTTTACCAATTTCAATATCATCATTAATTTGTTTTGTTGTTTTATATTTAACATGATATTTATACATATTTGATTCTTTAATTACATAATTAATAAAATCAGATTCAGTTATATCCAACTCATTTTTATTATTATTATAATATCGTGTTGCCATTTCATTAAAAGATAATGTATCACTATATGGGTCAACATTAATGTAATATGTATTATCATTATCCATAAGTGGATGATATAAATCATCTAAAAAACAAATTTTAGCATTCTCAGGTAAATTTGCTGTATTTAATAGGTCCCGGGCTGATTTATCATGTGTTGTTCTAGATGGTTCAATAATTTTACCACGAACTTTATATGCACTAATTACTTGATCAAATAATCTATAATTAATTTTTTTTTCAAAATAGTTTTTGATTTTAATAGTCCATTCTTTTGGACCTTGATTATTTGTATAAATTAAAACTTTATTACATAGATTTTTTTGTTTTTTATTTTTTAGATATGATAATATTTTTAAAATATTTGGGCGTATAAATTCGGGAAAAATATCCATTAATTCAAAAAATTCATTTTGTGTAAGTTTTCTTTTATATAATTTTTCTAATATATCAGAAAATATACCTAATTGTACAAAATGTCCAAGTGTTTCATCTAAATCAAATACTACTACTTTCATATGCTTGTTTCGCATATATATTGTAACTAATTTATTTTTTACCAAAATTAAAATAAAACAAAATAGTATTAATATAATAAATATTAATAAATTGTCTTTTATAAATTTTAATAAATTATTCATTATATTTATTAAAATTTATTAAAATTTTTAATCAACTTCATCAATATTTGGACCATTTTCTTCTCTTGGCATATCTTTTCCCATTTTAGCCATCATTTCTTCCATTTCAGGCATTCCTCCAGGCATTCCACCAGGCATTCCAGGCCCTCCAGGCATTCCTCCAGGCATTCCTCCAGGCATTCCTCCAGGCATTCCTTGTGTAGAAGCAGCTTTTTCCATAATAGGTTTACATATATCTTCAACAATCTTTCTTTTATCATTAAATTCGTCTTTTTCAGCTAATTGATTATTTTCCAACCATTTTAAAGTATCATTTATACATTCTATAGCAGAATCTCTATCATGTTTATCAAATTTATCTTTAGTATTATCTTCTGTTAAGAAACTTTGCATTGAAAAGCAATAACCTTCTAAACTATTTTTTGCATCTACTTTATCTCTAAAGTCTTTATCTTCATCTGCAAATTTATCCGCATAAGATGTCATACGCTCAATGTCCTCTTTTGATAACCTTGATTTATCATTCGTAATTTCCACTTTATTACTCTTTCCAGTAGATTTTTCTAGGGCAGTAACCTGTAAAATTCCATTAGAATCAATATCAAAAGAAACTTCAATCTGTGGGACACCCCTAGGCATGGGTGGGATCTCTGTTAATGTAAATTCTCCCAATTTATTATTATCTTTTGTTCTAGCTCTTTCTCCTTCAAAAACCTGAATTGTTACCGCCGGTTGATTATCTGAATATGTAGAAAATATTTGAGATTTTTTTGTTGGAATCGTACTATTTCGCGGAATTAGTGTAGTCATAATTTCTCCAGATGTTTCTAATCCAAGAGATAATGGTGCTACATCCAATAAAAGCAAATCCTCTGTTTTAGATGATGTATTTCCTGTTAAAATAGCTGCTTGAACAGCAGCACCATACGCAACCGCTTCGTCTGCATTTATAGATTTAGATAATTCTTTTCCATTAAAAAATTCACTTAAAAGTTGTTGAACTTTGGGAATTCGAGTAGAACCACCAACCAAAACTACATCGTGAATTTGATTTTTAGATAATTTAGAATCCTTAATAACTTTTTCAACCGGTTCCATTGTTGATCTAAATAAATCCATACATAATTCTTCAAATCTTGCTCGTGTAATATTTGAGAAAAAGTCGATACCTTCAAATAATGAATCAACTTCAATTGCAGATTGGGTTGATGATGATAGTGTACGCTTTGCTCTTTCACACGCGGTTCTAAGTCGTCTCATTGCTCGTGCATTATCTGTTATATCTTTTTTATGTTTTCGTTTAAATTCCTGAACAAAATGACTAACTAATCTATTATCAAAATCTTCTCCACCTAAATGTGTATCTCCGGCAGTTGCTTTAACTTCAAAAATACCATCTTCAATAGTAAGAATTGAAACATCAAATGTACCACCACCCAAATCATAAATTAATACATTTTTTTCAGCAGATGACATTTTATCTAAACCATACGCTATAGCAGCAGCAGTAGGTTCATTAATAACGCGTAAAACATTTAATCCAGCAATTGTACCAGCGTCCTTGGTTGCTGTTCTTTGTGCATCATTAAAATAAGCTGGAACGGTAACAACTGCATCAGTAATATTTGAACCAGTAAATGCCTCTGCTATTTCTTTCATTTTAACTAGTATCATAGATGAAATCTCTTCTGGTAGAAATTGTTTAGTTTCTCCACGATATTCAACTTCAATACATGGTTTATCACCGCCTTTATCAATAACTTTAAATGGAAATTGTTTAATATCTGCCTGAGTAACTTGTTCAGAAAAACGACGACCGATTAAACGCTTTGCATCAAAAATAGTTTGTTTAGGATTTGCTGCTGCTTGATTTTTAGCAGCATCACCAATTAATCGCTCACTATCCGTAAAAGCAACAAATGATGGTGTTGTGCGATTACCTTGATCATTTGCAATAATTTCAATTCTATCATTTTGCCAAATACCAACACATGAATAAGTTGTTCCTAGATCAATACCTATAGCGCACCCTTTTGTAGTCGTCATATAATATATTTATATTATGACAAATCTTTATATATATTTAATAATGTATTTTATGCTTATCTTTATTATGCTTTTTACATTTATTATGCTTTTTACATTTATTATGCTTTTTAGATTTATGATGTTTAATTGTTTTTTTATATTTTTTAGTATTTTTTTCTACTTTTTGGCATATATTATATTAATAAAATAAAAAAATATTATTATCATTGTTATAACTGTTATTTATTAACATAATCTAATGCATATAAAAGTATCATTTCTTGTTCAGATAATTTTTGAAATAATAAATTTTCGTCCATATTTATTTGAAAATGTCTATTCATAAAATTTTTAATTACTAAATAAATATTATCTTCTATTTTTATTTCACATAAAATACCACCGGTTGCTAATTTTAAATTATCTGGATTAGTTAAATTAATCCAACGAATATAATTACCATATTGTAATTCTTGTATTTCTTCTACATATCTATAATTATCTAATTTTTTAAATAATTCTCTAGTTTCTTTTTTAGATAAATTTAACTCATCTAGAATTTCTTTTTTTTTTCTCTCTATTTTATCAAAAGTTAAATCAACAATAAATTCATTTTTTTCATTATTAATTGCTTTTTCTAAATATTGTATTTCATTATCATTCATATTATAAATATATTATACAATAATATTTATAATATTATTTATTAAATCATAATGCGCCAGCCGCTTTCATATCAGCTAAATTTTTATAATAAGTAAAACATTCTGAGTTATTAACACGCGGAGGAAAATGTGGATCACATTTAGAATTTGGTAATAAAAATGCACCACTAGCCCCTGGTTTATTAATATATTTTCCATTTATATATTCTGATTGATCCATTGCTCCTGGAGCGTTCTTAGTATAACTACCTTTAAATACATTTTTACCACCAATATATTTATTACCACAATTATTATTACATTTTGTTTGTAAGACGATTTTATCAATATTGCTACATCTAATATGTAATTTTTCAATATGTTCTTGCTGAGTTTTAACAGTTTCTTGAACAATTGGTTTTTGACAATTACCTGGACAATTATTATATCTAACACTTAACACGCCTTTAGTATTCATAACCGATCGTTTAATTATATTAGAATCATTTGTACAACATGGAATATATATACCTTTATCTGCACCATTTGATGCTAAATTCGTATTTCCAACTACTCCAGAAATTCGACGAGTTCCATTTAATGCAAATCCTAAAGGACCACCATTTGAACCAGATATTGGTGCCATTCTTGGATTACCATTTAATGTTTTTCTTTTTAAAGCAGCGATGGACATTATATATATACAAACTTTAAAAAACTTTCTTTAAATTTAATTAAAAGCACTTCCAAACATTCCACCAAATCCTTCATTTGCTGCCATTGGTTCCGCCGCATTTACTAATGGATTGTTTGGACCCTGAAATGCATTATTAAAATTATGTGGTGGTGGTGGTGGCGTTATAGATGATGTTGATTGTTGATTCTGTGCATTATTAACAACATTATTTGAAACCATATTAGTAGACCGCTGGGCTTGTTGTTGATTTAGAAAATCGGCTTGACTAGGTTGATGACCGGGTGTTTGTGAAATTGGTTGAGTAGTTTTATAATCATTTATTTTACCATCATTTTCTTTTAAGTTAGTTTTTCCATGATATAAATCGGCTAAACGTTCTACTAAAATATTAATTTTACTACCTAATTTTGTTTGCATTGTAAATAAAATTATAAATAATGGAATAATAAAATTAATTTCATTAAATTCTACATACACTGCTTTACTGTATGTTGGTACATATCTTACAATTTTATTTATAAACCAGATTGATAAAAGAATAACAGAAATACTAGCTACAATTTCTAATACTATTTCTAAAGTTCCTTTATTATTATCTTCTTCTGGAGTATAATAATTCATTAATTTTAAAACTAAAATAATTAAAGGCATCGAAATAAATGAATATTGAAATAGATTTAATAACATGTTTTTATTATCATCATCAAAGTTAAAAACATATTTAAAAAATCCTACATTTGTATTATTTTCTTCACCAAGACTTTCCATATGATTTATAAAAAGAAATTAAAAAAATAAATTTATTATAAATTATAAAATCAAATATGTTAAAACGATCATTAAAAAGTTTAAAGCAAGGAGAGAATGGAGATGAACATGATGAATATCAATATTTATCCTTAATTAAAGATATATTAAATGATGGTACAATGATAAATGGTAGAAATGGAAATACATTAACAGTATACGGAAGTGCAATGCATTTTAATTTAGAGAATAATGTTATTCCAATTTTAACAACTAAAAGAGTTGCTTGGAAAACATGTGCTAAAGAATTATTTTGGTTTTTGAATGGTAAAACAGATAATAATATTTTACGAAATCAAAATGTACATATATGGGATGGGAATGGATGTCGCGAATTTTTAGACAGTCGTAATTTACAACATTTAGAAGAAAATGATTTAGGTCCAGTATATGGCCATCAATGGAGACATTTTAATGCTACTTATAAAAATTGTAAAACTGACTATGCTGGTAAAGGGGTAGATCAAATACAATATATTATAGATTCTTTAAATGATCCAAAAGAAAGATATTCGCGACGCTTGGTTATGTCGGCATGGAATCCGCAACAATTAAATGAAATGGCATTACCACCGTGTCATATTTTAGCACAATTTAATGTTATTGGTGATAAATTATCCTGTTCATTATATCAACGGAGTGGCGATGTGGGTTTAGGAGTACCATTTAATATAGCATCATATAGTCTTTTAACACATATAATTGCGAAACATTGCAATTTGGTAGCATCGGAATTTATATATTATTTAGGAAATTGTCATATATATGATGATCATATAGAAAATTTAAAAGATCAAATAACTAGAGAACCAAAAGAATTCCCTACAATAGAAATTAAAAATAAATATGATTCAATAAATCACTACTCTTTAGAAGATATTGAATTATTTAATTATAATTCACATACTTCAATTAAAATGGAAATGCGAAAATAATGACTTTTTAAATTATATATTATTTAATAATGAGTAATTCAGCATCTATTGCCGCCGCAAAAAAACGCAGAAGTCAACCTGTTGTAAATACTAAAACAACATCACAACAACGAGAACAAAATACTATTAATCAAGAAAAAATATCACCATTAAATTTATTGCAAAAACATGATTTTAAACTTTTTACTTTAGAAAAAAATTTAGAATTATTAAAAGAAAATTTAGTAACAAAAAAAGATTTAGAATCATTTGAAGTACCCGAAACTAATAATTCAAAAGTAAATAATTCACTCGAAAATAATATACAAAATAATAATAATGAAATATCATCATTAAAATTAATTACTAATAAATTATTGAAAGAACAATCGGAAGCAAATTCAATGATACAAACATTACATGCATCATTGCTTACTCAAACAAATATTATAAATGATTTTAAACAATTAAAATTAGATTTTAATAAATTTATAGAAGAATCACAAAAAAATAATCTAGAGAATGAAGAAAGTATAGGGGATATAGAAGAGATAGATGCATCAATAAAAGAAAATATTACATTTTCAATCAGTGATTCCTTATCATCTGAAGCATAATAATTAATTACTTTCTAATAATAAGTAAAATTTATAAATAATTATTATATCTTATTGTTAATGAATATAATAATTATATTACTAATTTTTTGTATAGTATTATTTTTATATTTGCATATATATTATCATCATAAAACAAGTAATGATTTAGAAGTTTATGAAGTATCCAATGTATCTAAATCAAGATTAGAGGAAATATGTGATTTAAGACAACCAATATTATTTGATTATAATTTAGAAAAATTAGCATTATTAAAACGAGAAAATATTTTACAAAATTATAGTTCTTTTGATATTAAATTACGAAATATTTTAAATACTTTTTCTCATGAAGAAGATGATATATTATTGCCAATAATTTATAAAAATGGGATAAAAGTTTTGGAAGAAGATGAAAATAAAAAATTTATTTCAGAAAACAATGGAGATTTTTTAGAAGAAACTAGTCTTAGCAAAACTTTACAAGCAAACGATGATTTTATAAGACCGAATCTTATGTCGTGGTATAATTATGATTATTTATTAGGATCAAAAGATAGTATAACTCCATTTCGTTATGAGAGAAATTATAGAAATTATTTTTTAGTTTTAAATGGTACAATAAAAATTAAAATGGCACCACCTAAAAGTGAAAAATATTTATATGAAATAAAAGATTATGAAAAATTTGAGTTTAGGTCATCAATAAATCCATGGAATATTGAAGAAAAATATCAAAATAATTTTGATAAGATAAAATGTATGGAAGTATCTTTAGAACCAGGAAAAATAATATTTATACCAGCATATTGGTGGTATTCAATAAAATTTGAAGATAATAAATCAACTATTATTTGTTTTAAATATAGAACATATATGAATACTCTTTCTATTTTACCGAATTTATTTATATCATTTTTGCAAAAACAAAATATAAAACATAATATATTAAAAAAATACAATATCTAATATTATTATTAAAATTGATTTATAATATTATTAATAGTTTATATTATAAACCAATTAAAACTATGCAAACAAATATAGAAACTTATACCAATAATATCAAAAAATCTATTGTTCAACAACTCTCCATAAAATATGGATTTAATGAATCTGAAGCATCTACAATGTTATTACTAGATGCGGATGTAAAATCTAATATACAAGTTATGTATATTAAATCTAATTATCCCTATTATGTATTATCAGCACAGAAAGATATAAATACTACTGAAACTTCTGATGTATTAAGATTTAGTTGGAATGGTATTATTCTTAGCGATATTGTAAAAAACTTTCGCATACCAATTGATATTCAAAAGTCAACAGACACTCATTGGAAATTAGCAGACGGTTTAAAAGAACTTTTTATTAATAAAGAATTTTGTGAAAGATATAAAACAGATATAGTAATTGAAACATCTGAATATAATGAATGTACTGAGGGATGGATTCCAAAAATATTTAAAAGTTGTAAAACACTAGAAACATATGAAGAACATAATCTTGATAAAATATGTATTATGTATTATAATTCACCTGAATTACTAAAACAAGAACAACAACAACAACAACAACAACAACAACAACAACAACAACAACAACAACAACAACAACAACAATCGCATGCATCTATCATGTTTGGTACCCAACAATCACAACCACAAACATATAGTGTCTTTGGTACCCACCAACAACCACAAACATATAGTGTCTTTGGTACCCACCAACAACCACAACAACAAGCATCTACAGAATTTGGCACACAACCACAACAACAAGCATCTACTATATTTGGCACACAACCACAACAACAAGCATCTACAGCATTTGGCACACAACCACAACAACAAGCATCTACCGGATTTGGAACACAACCCCAACAACAAACATCTTCAGCATTTGAAACCCAACCATGTAAATCATATGTTAAATCTAGTTTTGGCAATCCTAAACATGTTGTACATCCAAATTTATTTAAATAAAATTATTGTTATAATATAAAATATATAAATGTTATAATGAATATAATATTTCTACCAAATGATATAATTTTTTTAATTATAAAAAATCTCTCTTTAAAAGATAAAATATCAGCGAGGAAAACATGTTATGAAATAAAAAATTCCATAAGATTTATAGATATTCGTATAGAAAAATTTAATTTTGAATTAGATAAAATATTAACTGGCAGAATATATATTCTAAGTAGATTACGATTAGCTGCTCTTTGTGGTTTGCATGAACATACAGTGGCCGATATATGGTCATGGATATCATTAGTTGGTGATGTAAAAAGCGATGCATTACCAATTCTTAGACGAATAGGTAATGCTATATGTAAAAATATTTTAGATTAATTTTTATCAAATTTAAACCATTTTGTAATAATATATTTTTCTCCACTAATAATTGGAGTACCACTATGCATTGTATCATAATTTGGAGAATTATCGTCATTAAGATTATACCATATTACAGCTCTACCCTTCTTTGGTTTTATACTTTTATTTAATTTAGTAAATTGGGTTTCGCCACCATCAATTACATTATTTAAATAAATCATAAAAGTCCAAGTTCTTTGTCCTTTATCATAAAATTCTTTATCAAGTTTAGAATCGAACCAATCGCAGTGTGCTTTAAATTCATCTCCAATATCGTAATACTGAAGTTGAGTTATTTCACCATATTTATTGTTTGTTTTCATTGTGGATAAAATTTTTTGATCTATATTATTTTGATTAGTAGTATTAGTAAAATACGCGGTTTTACTAGTCCTAAATTTATATTGTGGTCGAGTTAAAGGTGATGGAACTAAAATATCTTTTAATTCGTTAATAATATTATTACATTCATTATGCGTTAAATAATTATCAATAATAAAAATTTTAGTAGTATTATTTTGTATAATATTAGTTGAAATTTTTTCTAAGTTTTTTTCTATATTTTTTCTAGATAGTAAATTATTATTAAAATATGTATTATATAAATATATTATAGTAATTAGAACTAATAAAATAATACAAAATTTTATATATTTATTCATATATACTAATACTTATATAATTATTTAGAATTTACTACTATAAATGACACGTTTTCTTTAAGAATTTTTTGTTTGCGTTGAATAGCAAGTTTTGTTTCTCCATGAAATTGTGATGCAAGTTTACCTTCGCCTTTTTTTAAATAATGATATTTTTTTGTATTAGAATCATTATAAGATTTATTATTATCCATAATATAATAATATAATATAATATTTTATTATTATATTATGGATAATATTATATCACATTAATATTGCAGCAATATAAAATATACTAAATAATTGTATAAAATTTAAAACTTTTAATGGAACTTCAGTTATTTTTTGATATGGTACACTATCGCCATTTGCAAGAAGCATGCCACCATAACCAACTGTAGTTTGTGTTATTAATGAATACCATAAATAGTATTGAAATGACACTGCTGGAGGGCTAGATTTACCAAGATATAACTCAGTCGAAAATTTTGGATACTTGGTAAGTAATACATCTTGAATCCAATATAAAAATGCAAATATAAATGTTGCTATATTATATTTTACACTATTGAACATTTAAAACGCGTACTTTTTTCTTTTCTATTTTTTTCTTGTTTATATTTTATATAATACTTGTAATTATTAAATAAAATTTACCATTCTAATTTATCATCAAGTTTATTTAAACCAAAATATGTTTCACTCATATCAACAATATATTCATTTATTTTTTCTTCAAATAAATTAAAATTATCAGTCATTTCTTTAACTTCTTTATGTTTACCATCACAAATTTTTTGATCTAAATAATTAAAAAAATCATTTATATATGTATTCTTTCTAAAATTTTCATCTTTTGCGATAAATTGATATGGTGATTTAAACCCTTCCCATTTAGATTTCTCATTTTTAATAAATTTACAATAATTAAATAATTCTTTATTATAATTTTTAAAATATTTAATAAACGCAGTTTTACATATCGTTCTAATTTCATTATCAATAGTGTCTTCAAAATCCCAATCAAAAATTTCATATCTATTTTGTTTTAAAATTAATAAATATGTAGTTATTTTTTTACCAGAAAATCTGATTTTATTATTTATATCATGTTCATTATTATTAGCATTTTGTATTAAAAATCGTTCTAATAATATTTTAATCATAGTCTCCTGATAATTTAACTTATTATAATCAGTTTGAAAAACTAAATGATAAACATTATTTTCATTATATCCAATTATATTATAATGATTATATAATGATAAATCATCAGTATTTCCATTAAAAAGAATTGGGTGCTCTATATTCCATTTAATATTTTCATTATTTAAAATATTTTGCATTAAATTTTTCATTGTAGTTTTCATATTTTTTGATTCTTCAATTAGTTCTTCTATGTTATCCTTTTTTTCAAAAGAATTAATAATATTATATATAGTACTTGGTGTAAAATTATGAAATTTTTTATTCTTAAAAACATCAATTAAATATATTAAGATAGTTGATTCAACGGGTGATAAACTACCAATAGACAAATAATCTTCTCGATATTTTCTTTGAATATCTTTCATTATCATTTCTATTTTCTTATAATATTTTTGATAAATTTTTTTATGTGAAAGATCACATAAGGGAAAATCAGGTAAATCTTTAAAATCAGGGAATTGTTTTAAATAATTATAAAAGTTATTGGGAGTCGTTTTTATAATATTAAGTTTTGATATTTTATCTAACACAACTTTAATTTGTGATTTTTTGAAAAGAACACTATGTTTATTATGTTTAAAAATTTCAAAAAGAGCATAATTATAATAGACTGCACGACGAATACAATGATAATCCCAATCAATTATACTAGAAATACTGTTATTATTTTCTTGTTCTTCTTCTTCTTCTTGACATATTTTATTTTTTTTTAATAATTCAATACACTCATTTTTATCTATATATTGATAAAGTGTTTCTATTCTTAATTTTTTGGGAATTTTTGGTTTATATTCCATATTTTCATCAACTTTTGCAAACCGTTTATGTATATCGTCATTATTATGTTGTAAACCAAAATAAATTTTATTTTTTGCCCGAGTTAAAGCAACATGTAGATAAGATTCATATACTATATTTTTTTCATTATTACTAACTATTTTTAAAGATTTTTCAGTACAATTTAATACAAAAACAACCGCCCTACCATCTCCCTTTGATGCTCTAATACTCATAATTCTAGTAGCGTCTTTTGATTTAGTTGTATCAATTATTTGTCCCTCTTCATGTTTATGTAAAACTGCATATTGCTTATACTCATCCTCACTACCTAATTTTTCTAACCAAAATTTATTAAGTTTTGTTTCTAATTCACCAGCTAATATATTCATTTTCATAATAGGAAATAAAAATAAAAAATCTTCTGGTTTATAATTATATTTATCAACTTGATATTCTATTTTCTTAATTATTTTATCAGCTTCATGATTAATTTTCTCTTTATCAGTATCATTCGCATATATACATGTTTGTTCGAAAGTTTCTATTATATCATCACCTCTATCTTCTAATTTTTCACTATTTTCTATATTAATTTCTGGAATATTATATTTTTTAAAATTAATTAAATCATTAATTTTTTCAGCCATATTTTTTACTTGAATCCGTCTATTTATATTTTTTGGTTCTTCTCTGATAATTTTAATATTAGAATTATCTTCTATATATGTCATAAAATTTTGTTCATATTCTAAACTTTGTAATTTATCTCCAACAATAACACAATCTATTTTTGTATTTAACATTAATTTAAGAACCGCTTTATAATAATCAATTGGTAAATCTTGTGTTTCATCTATCCATAATTCAGTTTTTTTATTTAATTTTATTTTTTTTCCACCATAATTTATTTCACCTGTATTAGTATTGATTTTATCACAACCATTAACACAAATATTTTTTAATAGACCTTCAAAAAATGTATTTCCACCAATACTTTTACTAGTTAAATTATAAATAAAAGAATCTATTGTTCCTATTATTACAGTACATTCTCTACTTGAATGAATGTGTTTATAATTAACTACATATTGTTTGTTATATTTTTCATCTTCTAATTCCTCCATATTATCTATAATATGAAACTCTTTTCTTAGAGCCTGTTCGTTAAGCTCTTTTAAAATAACCTCTTTTGCAGTATGTTGCTTTGTAGTAATAATGTATAATTCTTTATCAAAATTTAATGAAATATTTTTCCAAATACCGAATGTTTTTCCATTACCAGCACCTTCCTGTTTAATTTTTAATGTCGGTTTTATTTCATTAATATCTTTCCATAAATTCCAAATATTTTCTGGATTATTTGTAAGTGCATTGATTACATCGTCTATTTTTATGTATTCTCTTACATGTATCATTTTATTACATACAGATTTAATAGGTATTTTAAAAATCAACTCATTAATATCAAGTAATATAAATTCATAATTATGTATAAAAGATTTATACTTCCAATTATTATTAAATTCTATAAGATAAGTATCATCACTTAATTTATCTAGAACTACATCTTTAGTATTTCCATCTACAACCCATATTAATTCTTTATCATGAAGTTTATAGTCTTGTGTTCTGCAAACTATTTCACTATATTCTATATTGCTATGTTGAACTTCTAAAATATATTTATCATTAAGTACTACATCTGCTCGTCTATTTTTAATTTGTTCATCATTCGCTTTTTTAAATTCAACCTCTGTAATTGGAAAAAATCCTTGCCATTTACAATGCCATTCAGACATTTCGGGGTTATTATTTAAATCGCTTTGATTTTTATGTCTAAAATAAGGTCTTCTAATTTGTCCCTTACATAAAATTAATTCGTGACCGTTTTTACATTTAAGTTTATTTTTTGAATTTTTATCAATTGTTGATACGTGTAAGCAATAATTATTTATATAAACCCATTCTGTTATAAAATTTTTATCACATTTTTTACAAGATAATTTTTTATTTTTATGTGTATCATAATGTGATTTTTGACTAAATTTTTTACTACAGTATTCACAAGTATAATTCATTAATATATATTATTAATAATTCTTTAACATATATTAGTTAAAAGTTATATAATATTTTAGTTAATTTAACTAAAAATATAGTGTTATAAATAACCGGCGTTTTAAATGTTCAAAGGTGTAAAAATCTTATACCCGCTTTTTTTTAAGCATAAAAAAATTCCATATATGCATCATATATAATAATAATAATAATTATTATTATAAAAATTGATAATTAAAACATATTAATTATATTAAATAAACAGAAATGAATTATAAAATTCATATTAATAATTCCGATTATAGTGAATGGACTTTATATAATGAAGAAACAATGAACGAAATTGAATCACCCGAAACTATTCTAAATCCTATTGAAAAAAAACTTTTTAATTGTGATATTCTAGATAAAGAATTAAATCTTGTTTATTCGCAAATTAGAAAGGAATCTAATATTCCAGGAATTTTATTACTTATTGGAAAAACATATGGACGACCAAAAACATCTTCTAAAAGTACTAATAAATTATATTATAAATGTATACCAAATGATAAACGGATTCCCGCATTCTTAATACCATATGAATTAAAAAATATAGGATTTAATAAAAATATTTCTAATCGATATATATTATTTAAATTTACAGATTGGACTGATAAGCATCCATATGGTATAATGACAAATATGCTTGGTGAAATTAATAACTTACCGAGTTTTTATGAATATCAATTATATTGCAAAAATCTAGCCATTTCTATTAAAGATTTTATAAAAGCAGTAAATAAAAGTATGAAACAAAATGCAAATGAACCATATATAACAACTATTATGAATAAAAATCCGAATATTGAATCACGATTAGATGATTATATTATAACAATTGATCCCAAAGGAAGTATGGACCTTGATGATGGAATGAGCATAAAAGATAATATATTAAGTATTTATATTGCGAATGTACCAATATTAATGGAACATTTTGATTTATGGAAATCGTTTACAGAGAGAATTTCCACAATTTATTTGCCTGATAGAAAACACCCAATGCTTCCGACACCTTTATCTGAGAATCTTTGTAGTTTATTAGAAAATGAAAGTAGATTTGCATTTTGCATGGATATAACATTTAATAACACAGAAATATCAAATATTAAATTTTGTAATACGTTAATTAAAGTAAAAAAAAATTATAGATATACCGATATTGATTTATTAAATCGAGATGAATCATATCAAAAAATTATGAATATAACAAAAATATTATGTAATAAATATAAATATGTTAAAGATATTAAAGATAGTCATGATATTGTTGCGTTTTTGATGATATTAATGAATTATGAATGCGCGAATCAAATGTTTAAATTTAAAGAAGGAATTTATAGAACATTAAAAATAAATGATAAAACAAATAATATAGATAATTTTCCTGAAATGTCAAGTGAAATCTATAATTTTATTAAAATTTGGCAATCATCAAGTGGACAATATACTAATTTTGATAATAAAAATAGCCATGAATTAATTGGACAAGGATTAGATAATTATATACATATAACATCACCTATTCGTAGATTAATAGATTTATTAAATATAATGAAAATTCAGGATAAATTAAATATTAATCAAATGAGTTCTAGTGCAAATATATTTTATAATTACTGGATTAATAGAATAGAATATATTAATACAACAATGCGTTCTATTCGTAAAATACAAATAGATTGTAATGTTCTTAATTTATGCGTTAATAATCCTGAAATATTATCAAAAATATATGATGGATATATATTTGATAAGATAGAATGGAATAATAAATATTTGCAATATACTATTTATATTCCTGAAATTAAAATTATATCTAGAGTAAATATTAAAGAAGATTTAAAAGAATATAGTTGTTTAAAATTTAAGTTATATCTTATTGAAGATGGTACAACACTTAAGAAAAAAATACGAGTGGAAATACAAAATTAACTATCGAATAATATAAACCATATCCACATGTATGATATTGTAATCATAAATGTGGAGAAACATGTCGCGAATCACTTCGTGATTACAAACATATGGATTATTGTGATAAAATATGTGGCAATATTTGTCATGAATTATCTTGTGGTAATAAAAAAAAGAAACAAAAATAATACGAAATAAAAGAAGACTAACTAAAAGAATAAGAAGTAAAAAGAAAAACAAAAAGAAATTAAATATATTTTAATAACAAGATTTTAGGAGTATCACTTATCCAAAACAATTTTCTCCGGTATATGTAATATACAGAAATCCATCAGAATCTTTATGTTTATTATATATATCAATTATATGTGTTGATCCCGATAAAAGAGATTTATTTTTTGTATAAAAAAATAAGGCTTTTTCTTGTGGTAATTTAATTCTTTTACGGATCACATATAAAAATTGACCAATTGAAAGATTATTTGGTACTAAATATTTATTTCTATCAATTTGATTCAGGCTATGGCATTCATTCGATTTTTCAACATAAATACATACTCGATCAGTGTGTAATTCCATTATTTTTATTGATTCATTTAATCTCTCTTCAAATGATTTTTCTGTATGTTTCATTAATATATAGTTATAATATTATATTTATATAATATTATAAAAATATGATATAAACTGTAAAAAAAATATACATCAGAAAGTGCTATTAAATTTTATATTTATTATGAAATTTAGGATTTTCTAACAAAAATTCTTTTAATATAAGAGCATCTTTACTAATTAATATTGAAGAATTTGGATCATGATAAACCGCTGTTTTAAGTATTCCAACACTCCAATTTCCAGTTTGTAGAGAGAAATCATACCACATATTACAATTATATGGATATATTTCTAGTTCAGCAAATATTTTTGTCGCATTCTTTGTTATTTTCATTATTTTATAAGCATTAGTTTTCATTATATTTGAAGTATTAGTTTTCATTATATTTGAAGTATTAGTTTTCATTATACATTATATTTTATTTAATATTTATATATATTATAATATTAAAATGAGTAAAACAAGAAAAAATACTGCTTCTACTATTATACAATCTAATGCTCGTAGAATTTCTGCCACTAGAAAAGCTAATAAGTGTTCTATATGTTTAGATATATTAAGAGATGACCAAGAAATATTAAAACCATGTAAACATATATTTCATCATAAATGTATAGATGACTGGGTACTGCGTTCTTTACAAGAAACAGGACTAGCAAATTGTCCATTATGTAGAACACAAGTTGAACTTACCGACAATATAAAAAAAAAACATTTAATAATGAAAATAAATTATAATTTCATTAAAAAACAATATGAAATGACACAAAAAAATTTACAAAAATTATCAAATAAAACATTAAAAAAATATAAAAAATTTACACATTCTCAATATGCAAAACAATTAATATATGAAATGGCAAATAACTATTATAATATTATTTTATTATCATTTACTGATATAAATAAAATATCATTCGCTGATTTAAAAGAAGCTATATTTTTTGTTGGCGATCGACAACGATCGTTTAAAAAAACTAATTTATACAAAATATACACTTTATATATAAATAATGCTTTAGAAAATTTCTCAGGACGAATAATAAATAATAGTACTAAACAATATATAAAAAATCAATTATATCTTACTATATCGCGTATATATAAAGATCACGGTACACAATCGGTTAGTTCAAACTCGTCTAGAAGTTCAAACTCGTCTAGAAGATCAAACTCGTCTAGAAGATCAAACTCGTCTAGAAGATCAAACTCGTCTAGAAGATCAAACTCGTCTAGAAGATCAAACTCGTCTAGAAGATCAAACTCGTCTAGAAGATCAAACTCGTCTAGAAGATCAAACTCGTCTAGAAGATCAAGCTGATATAATTTTAAAAGCAAACAACTCAAAAATGTAGTTATGAGAGTTTAAGTTGTCTCCAGATTATTTAAATATATAATGATTGATTTGTAGCCACATATTTAAGTGTTAATTTTGGTATATCTTTTACTTTTTGCAAAAGACTAATATTTTGAATTTGCAAAGATTCACAAATTTTTTCAAATTCAGCTGCTATATTATTTATTTTCAATATTGCTTTTACAAATTCTCCTAAAAATATTTCTTTTTCTGTTTTCATTTTATCTATAATTATTTTACAAGTAAGTTCATCATCTGATTTGCACCATTCATACATATAATCTAGTAATTCATATTGTAATGTATAATCTGTGCCAGTATCTAACTGATAATCATATTCTAAATCATAATATTTATTAATATATTTTGTAATTGATTCTGTCATTTTTTTTATAATTAAATCTTTACATTCTGGAAATTGTAATCTATTATCGTTTGTAATAGATATATTAGTAAAACAACTAAATAAACAGACTAATTGTATAGTAGATATATTAGTAAATCCATTTGTTTCTTCATATAAATCGGCTAGTGCTAGGGAATGAACTTCTTGTAATTGCATTGCAACAATTGCTTTATTAGATAATGCCATTGTAAAATCTATAAACTTAGCATCTTTTAATATAGATAAGATATTATCTATATTTGTTTGAATATAATTAACAGCATTTAATTTAAATCCATTGTTTTTCTCCCTTTCATCTTTAAATTCTTGAAGTTCTCTATATTTTTTAATGTCATTTTTCAAAAACTTATGGGTTTCTTCTAAAAGTGCAATTTCTTTTTGTAATTTTTTTTTATCTTTATTAGAAACCATAATTATTTTATTTTGAATACTAAAATATTTTGTTAAAATTTCTTTTGTGGTTTTACATTTATCAGGATTGTCTATTTCATTTTCAATACTTAAAATCTTGTTATTTAATTCTTTTTGAATTCTATCATAATTATTAATTTCTTTTGTAATATCATTCTGTATAAAACTTTTTTCCATAAATGTTATTAAATTATTATCTATTGAATGTAATAAATTACTACTATTTGCTGATAGAATATTAAGAATTAAATTAAATGAAATTTTGAATTGTGATGTAAGCATCTTTGGTGCTCCAGTTAGCATTGTACGATATTCATTACATGAAGATTCCATTTTAAATAAATTATTACAATGAATAACATGCCCAACAGTATCAATGCCTCGTCTACCAGCCCTTCCGGCCATCTGGGTATATTCATGTGATAATAATTGTCTCATGTTATTTCCGGAAAATTTACTCAATCCTGTGAAAATAACTGTTTTAGTTGGCATATTAATTCCAACAGCAAAGGTTTCCGTTGCAAATAATAGTTTAATATATTTTTTCTCAAATAATAATTCTACCATCTCTCTTAAAATAGGCATTACACCAGCATGATGTATTGCAATGCCTTTTTGTAATAATGATATCATTGTTTTATATTCTTCCAAATTAATATATTCTTTATAATTTTTTAACTTTGAAATCAATATTTTCTCACATTCATGTTCAATGATGTGTGGAGTTTTATCATCTTTATCAAATAGTGATTGTGTAATTTCTTTAGCACATAATTCTACATTTTTTCTGGAAAATACAAAGCAAATTGCTGGTAGCATATTTTTTCTAGATAAGAATTTCACTAATTCATTTAATACATATTGTCGTTTAATATAAATTTTATTTTTTTGAAAATGATTTAATATATTATAAATTTTATAATAATTTATTTCATTAAATGTACCATTTGAACTAGCTAATTCAATAAGTTTATTTAATGTATTTTTATACTTTTCCTCATATGGTGTATTTTTTCCAGATTTAATTATTGATTGGTGAACTGTAATCCATCCATAATGTGTTAAAGGTACAACACGCTCATATGTAGTTGTCATATATAAATCTCGTTTTTTTCCACATTCGATATCCGATTTTGTTAAATGCTTATTTTTTTCTGTTTCTATCCAATTTGCAAATATTTCAGGTTTTTCAATAGTTGCAGACAACATAATAAGTTGTACTTGTGGAGGAAGAAGTAATATAGATTGCTCCCAAACAGACCCTCTATCTCGATCTCCGATATAATGTACTTCATCAAATACGACTGCTCCTAATTCAGTTTCAATATCTATATCAAAATGTAGATTTATTGGAGAAATATCTTTTATATCTTCACTTTTAATATTACTTTGATTGATTTTTTTAGTAAATAATGTATTTCGTAAAATTTCAGTAGTCATAATAAGAACATCCGCTTCAGGATTATCTTTTACATCTCCGGTTAATATACCAATACTAATATGTGGAAATTTTAATTTGAATTCATAATATTTTTGATTACATAATGCTTTAATTGGTGCTGTATATATTACTTTTTTATTTTGTTCTTTGAAAAACTGTATAGCAAACTCTGCAGGTAGAGTTTTTCCTGATCCAGTATGTGCTGTAATTAAACTATGCTGACCATTTACAATCGCATAAATCGCCCATTTTTGAAAATCACTTAATGGATATGGAAATTGTTCAAAATAATTTTGATATTTTTCATCTTTATTATTAAACTGATCTTTACAATGAATAACCATTATTATTATTAATAATAATAGTTTTATTTATTCAATTTTAATATAATAATTAAAACTCTAAATTATCTTTTTCTATGCCTTGTTGAGCTTCTAGATTTACATTTTCTAGATTTACTTTTTCTAGTTTTACTTTTTCTAGATTTACTTTTTCTAGATTTACTTTTTCTAGATTTACTTTTTCTAGATTTATTTCCCCCACCCAACCACTTATCATCACTCAAATCTGATTCTGCGTAAGTGTGTTGTGCTGTTTCAAAATCTGTAAGTGGTATATCACCCATCGCCGCTATGTCGTGCATTGTTTCTACATAACCGGGTCTTCCCGGTGCATAAGTTCTTTCTGCTGCAGCATGTTGGGCACGACGTAGCCCACGCATTGAACCCACTATCCCTCTGAAACGTCTTTTCAGTTGTTTATTACGTAATAACCATTCTTGACCTCGTCCCGGTAGATCTGACTCTCTCCACCTCCTAAAATTATCATTGTAAACCACATCAGGGGGCGGCTGAACTCCATTCCTATAGATATATAATGGTTCCACACCGCCATCGGCAAAAAGCTTTTCACGATATAGATTATATGCCTTTTGGGCTTCTAACATCAAATTTGGGGGAAATTCTTCCATATAATATAAAAATATTAAATATTACATAAATATTAATATATTAATAACTATTAATATCTTTTATATCTTCTAGATTTTCTATGTTTTCTAGACTTTCTATGTTTGTTAGATTTTTTGTGTTTTCTAGATTTTTTATTTTTTCTAGTTCCTCCTGAACTAGTTTTATGTATCGGAGTAAACAATGACCTTGGTTTCTTTGTCATTTTTCTTTTTAATATCTGAATATTACTTGATTTCCTTCCATCTGTTAAATCTAATTCCCATTCTTCATCGTCTTTTGGATTAATAAAACCAAAATTTGCATACAAAGGTTGTTTACCGTCAATTCTATTTGACATATCATCTAATAATATAGTATCTATTGATAATGCATTACATATATCTATAAAAATAATCATTAATAAATAACCTATGCCTTTATTTGCCAATAAATTATTTACTTTTTCTAAAATAGATTTATTTTGTTGTTCAGGATTAAAAAAACCTACATTAAAAAAATTTATATGTGCATCACCATTACTATCAATATTTGCATATATTCTTGGTTTTGCATTTCCGTTTTCAATTCCAAGAGTAGATAACTCAGATGAATGAATCATTAATATAATATTAGTTGTAGTATCCTTAATTTCATAAGAATATTCAACTTTAAATTTTTTATCACGAATCATATGATTATATTTACTGATAATTGTTTTATTTATATTATCTAATATAATCTTATTACGATATGTAGACATTATATAATAATATTATATTTAATTTTCTTTATTTTGTTCCACAAAATCCTAATTTTGCGAATGAGCTTTTTTTTTATTTTTCTTTATATTCTTTATTATATTTGTCTATATTAGTTAGAACATCTAATGTAGTTAACAGTTCAATTGGTTTAATTTACTAAATAATCATGTGCATTTCTTATGTTTTGTTTTTTTTAACTCTTCTATTATTTTACATCGAGATCTTTTATATGTTTTACGCATAAATAATATCTAAATATTATTATATAAATTTATATAAATAAGATAATTTATGTCTACTATTATTGGTAATAAATATGAAATAATAGAAAAAATTGGTGAAGGAACATTCGGTAAAGTATTTAAAGGAAAAAATATCAGAACGCAAGAAACCATTGCAATAAAGATTCAACATAAAGATATAGAAAATGTTTTAAAACATGAAGCTAAAATATATAAATATTTAAAAGATATTTTATGTATTCCAACAATAAGAAATTATGGTACAGAGTCTGGATTTAATTATTTAATATTAGATTTGTTAGGTCCTTCTCTCTCCAATATCGAGATAAAACCTAGAGAATGTATTAAATATATGATACAAGCAGTTAATATATTAAAAAATATACATGATATAGGCATTATAAATAGAGATATAAAACCTGATAATTTTTTATTAAATAATTTAAATGAACATAAAATCTATATAATAGATTTCGGATTAGCAAAATATTATTTATCTCCGAATAATAGTCATATTGCAGAGAGAAAAGATAGAAAACTTATAGGTACAGCAAAATATTCTAGTTTAAATATGCATAATGGTATTGAACCATCTAGAAGAGATGATATAGAATCATTATGTTATTCGTTTATTCAATTATATGGTATAAAACTTCCATGGAACGATATAAATACTAGTGAATTAAATGAATTAAATAAAGAAGAATTATATAATGAAATAAAAAAAAGCAAAGAAAATTTATTAGAATGGTTATTAGACGGCCCTATAGAATTTCTAGCAATACTTTTATATTGTAGAAAATTAAATTTTAATGAGAGACCAAATTATAATTATATTATATCAACCTTGGAAAATTTATTATCTATATTAATAAATTAATACATATAACAATGTCTATTTTGAAATATTATTACATTTTCACGCATCTTTGATATACATTGTGCATATTTTTCCTGTTCCTTTATATCAGAAATTCGAGCTATAAATTCTGTATTGAAATATTTCAATACAAATATTCTATTTTTTAAATACCAAATCTTATCAAGTGAAGTTATTGTATTATATTTATTGTATAAATAATATACATAAGAAGTATAATTATATTCATCGAGTTTAATTAATCTAGGTTGATTGTTAACTTTTTCAATTGATAAAAATTTATCTACTTTTTTAGATAATATATTTCTTATAATTGTATGATGATGTTTTTCAATTAGATAATTTTTTCTAACATGAAATATAACTTTTCTTTGTAGATCATATGGTAATTTATAATAAATATTCTTTAATTTTTTGCGAATTTTTTGACCATACCAAATTCTTTGAATGCACAAAACACTTGTATTAAATAATATTTTTGCATGAATAAAACAATATTTTTTATTATTAATTATAAACGAATAATTCTTTTTACAGATTAATGATGTGGAACTTGCTCGACAATTGCATCTTTTTGACATTTAAATTATTTAATATTATAATATATTTTATATTTATAATATTTCAATTTTAAACAATATAAAGACATTATATGCATATATATCATACACGATGACCTCAGAAACACCCGATGTTTCAACCACGCACAGTGAAAATAAATCGCTTACTAGCGGAAGAGTAAAATGGTTTAATAATAAAGCTGGATATGGATTTATTACAGTATTATCTGGAGAGCATACAAATGATGATGTATTTGTTCATCATTCTGCGATTACTGTTGATAAAGAACAATATAGATATCTAATTCAGGGCGAATATGTTAGTTTTATTTTATGTGCGGTAAAAGATGAAACACATAAATGGCAAGCAGGAACAGTTAGAGGAATGAATGATGGTAAACTAATGTGTGAAACACGCCATGAATCCCGTGTATCGCGCTCATCTGAACCAAGTCATATGAACCAAGAACGCGTACACCATCGTCAGAGAACTAGCGATAATAGAGAACAATATTCTAATCATGAACAAACGCATTACAGGATTAAATCGCGTGGTCCAGGACCGCGTGAAGGCGATGAGTGGATGTTGGTGCGTCGGAGTAAGTCGAGATATAGTCCCACACATAATCGTGCTGGACAACCAGAGGTTCTTCATAGTCGTAATAATAAAAATAATTAATAAAAATAATTAATTAAAATATTTCATAGATATAATAATATATTAATTATATTATTATATTAATTATATTATTATATTAATTATATTATTATATCTATGAAATATTTTAATTAATTATTTTTATTAATTATTTTT